TCAACTTTGGGGCCTATGCAGCTAAGCTGAATCAGAACCCCGAACTTGCGCGTGAGCTGCGCGCAGTATGTGATGCTGAAAATGTCTGACAGAAACCAATTTGCCGAGTACCCTGAAGCAACTCGTAAGTTTTACAACCATCTCATTTATATTTCAATGATCAATTTGGTTGCGGTTCAGCGTGGTTTGTTTGACACCGTCTTTTGTGATATTCAAGATGAAGTGCGGTGCCTCGACAGCATGTTAAGGTTCTACAATCGACTCCCCGTACTGCGTGTCCAGCTCGGGCTCTCCGATGAATAAATTAAGGAACATGCGATGGACATTGACATAGACATCCCACCCGCATTTGACCGCAGTATCTTTCCTTGGGCTCGAGCTTCCGTTGTTCGCGAAGGACAATTGACGCCTCACCCTTGTGGGGTATATCCACAGTCTATTCCTGTAGATCCACTCACAGGGCTAGCAGCCATTCCATACGATGTTGCTGAGGACATTGGGTACTTCAAGATTGACTTTTTGCATTTGAGCGTGTATCAACACTTCAAAGCTAGAAATGAAATTGAGGCGCTCTTGAAGAAAGATCCAGATTGGACTCTTCTACAGCTCCCATCCAACCATACGAAACTCTTCCAGTTGGCAAATCATGGGGAGTTATTGCTGAAGCTAAAACCGTCTAACATTCTCGAGCTTGCTGATATTCTAGCGCTAATTCGCCCAGGCAAACGAAATCTAGTACCTCTCTACCAAAAGGACAAAGATGTAGCGCGACGTTTACTTTGGGCGCGGGGCGACGCGGGGTATGCGTTCAAAAAATCACACGCTCTTGGGTACGCGTATGTGATCTGGCTTCAACTTCATCTTATAGAACAGGGACGACTATGACTGAAATCTTTTTGGTAATGGCATTTGGCGGGCGTTATGAAGAAGCTTGGGAGCGTGTTATTCGCGCGTTTTATACTGAAGCTGATGCGCAAGCGCTCATTGATTTCTTCGAGATAAAACTCGCTGAAATTCGGAGCACTAAACTTCCAGAATCGCTAGAGCTATGGAATTTCGATTTTGAAGATGATGAAGATTCCAATAGGTATGACATAGCTCTTAACGAGTTTAAGGAACAGCTTCTAATTGAAATGAACGTAGAAGAACTTAACCGAGAGTGGTTACTTGAAAATTGGGACAGCTCCCACGACTGCATTGTTCCAGGGTACCAAATTGAGAAGGTGGCACTGCAATGAATCCTATCGTTTATGAGGCGTTCTTTAGCCCAATTGACCCGGTGCTTTACGCGTTCTTGATAGTCTTTATCATGGCTCTCGCGCTCATAGGTGGCGCTGTGATTCTTGGCGAGAAAATCTTCAACTGGTTATCAAAACGTAATAAAGCCAAGATAGATAAATGAATGCGTTGACCAGGGTAGAGTAGGTGCCGTATAGGACAGTGTGAAAGAATGAAAAATAACGCCTTCATTCTTTCACACCATTATGAAATACCAACCTCCTGTAGATAATCTACTTACTGCCATCACATATGGATCACATTTGTATGGCACCAGTACACCGGCATCGGACTTTGACTTTAAGGCAGTTTACTTGCCTGCGCTGCGTGATCTAATTTTGGCTAAGACGCCAAAGACTTATCGGTATCGCTTTGACGCCGAAGGTAATCCAATCAGCGATCATCAGTCTATGCCAGCAAATGGGTATGAAGCAGAGCATACCCCCATCCAGAAGTTTATTCAAGATTTTGCTGGCGGGCAGGCATACGCGGTAGAGACGGTTTTTGCAGTCGTTCAGGGCGCCCATCGGCTACATGTGCCAAATCACTTCAGCGAGAGCCGAACAAGGTTTGTGAACTTCGAATTCTTATGTCACTATTTGGCGAAGAACTTCATTCACCGCAACGTCAACGGGATGGTTGGGTTTGCTATGAAGCAAACTTTTGATTACGTCAAACGTGGCGAGCGTCTGAACGCTGCCAGAGCAGTTCTCAAGTGCCTCCAAGAAGTTCTGGAATTTGATGTAAAGCCGCTCGCCCCACTGTCACATATGAGACTTGACACCAAGTTCATTATTGATGGCAATGAAATGACATGCTTGGACTTTGTTGCTATCAAGACAGGTTGTGAAATTGGATCAACAGCCAACAATGAACGTCTGAATCGGACGCTTAAACTTAATGGACGTGAGTATCTTGAGACCACAACCATTACGCACCTGATTGACGCAGTCACCAAGCTTTGTGATCAATATGGGGAGCGATCGGCTAACGCCTCAAAGACTGACGTTGATTGGAAATCTCTCAGCCATGCCGTGCGCGTATATCAACAGGTCATTGAGCTGCTGGAAACTGGGTTCATTACCTTTCCACGCCCAAATGCCGAGTTCTTGCGTAGCGTGAAGTCTGGAGACATTGACCTTGAGAGTGTTAAGACGCTTTTGTCAACTCTCGATAGTGAAGTTGAGCAGCTGGTCAAATGCTCTAAATTTCCAGATGTTGATACTGAGTTCAGAGAGCGGCTAGATGCAACCCTAAGCCATTGGCTCGAGGAACAATACGCCTTGTCGCTGTAATTGGTAAAGGCCACCGGCCTTTACCAAAGCCCCATAACGTGAGTCATCACCGCCGCGTTAAGACACAACGCTGTAACGGCACACACCGTTCGGATAATTTCCATGCGGTGTTTTATCTGTTCGCGGTGCGCGGCTTCTTCCGTAGACATTTGATTCCATCCTCAGCCCTTAAAAGCAAGGATCTCATCCTTACTTAGATCAGATAGATTTTTCACGGTCGAAATCTTACTGCCAAAGTGATAAGACTTGACAAGCTTTGTGGAATCTGTATTGAACTCAACTGCGTGTAGACCATTTGCCGGCTTCAATGAAAACTCGAACACTAATGGCTTTGCGCCTTTGTTGGACTTTGGATATGCATCAGTCCAAGTAAGGATTGCAAACTTGCCGTCCACCTTATGGTAGAACGCGATCTTGCCATTCGCTTCAGAGATGTAAATCTTCATCCCCTTGCCAATCAAAAACTGCGGCGCATTTGCCTCGTACTCGAATTTTGGATCGACAAATACGCAACGACCGTACCACCTCTGCAGACCCGCATCCGCCCCACCCGTGTTTGCGTGAACTGACTTAATTCGTCTAGATTCATTCTTAGCGCTGAGAATGTACTTTGATCCCTGTTCCGTCTCAAAGTAGGTGTTGATCTGATGACCGTCTTTAGTCGTCACGTTAAGTTCATATAATAGCATAGAGATTACCTAATTTGTAGTACAGAGGCCTTAGGGCGGACTTCAACACCTGTTGGAACGGGGGTTGCGCGGCGGCGTCGAATACGAGTTGGTGTCTTCAGATCACGTTCGAATGCTCTACCGACAAGACGTGTCACATACGCCAAATCAAATGTTTTGTGGATGCGCCGCGTAACTTCCGTCAGCCCCAGACGTGACAGCTCAAATGATAGTGGATACACACCATTCGTCTTCGCTAGCCAGTTCTCAGCAATCTGAATGAACGTCTCTAAGTCGATGCCCTCTTGGACGGCATAGTCAAGAACATACGCGGTAATATGATCGGCATCAATGTTGTCCACGATGACCAAGTATCGATCACGCCTGTGTTCCAACATGCTGAGCAGATGAAGATTACCACGATCTGATACGTGCTCAACGATCAGAGTGGGGATTTTGCGTTTAGAAATTTATCTTCTCCTGGGGCAAAACGCCCATTGGATGTATTCAACACTTGGCGGTATTTATGGGTACCGGCTGGTGAATTTGTAACGGCATAAAAGGCTGTTACACTTTTTCCATCACGGTTTTTTTCCGCTGAGATAAAATTCAATCATCGACAAATATTCTTGAAAATTGGAGTTGAGAATGCTGACACAGGAAAAAGTTGCCGCGATTCAGAAGGACATCCAGGCTGCTCTGAAAGAGGTGGCAGATAAGCACAACCTTGCAATGTCGGGCACGAAGATCGTTTTTTCCGAGATTGACTTCAAGCTGACCGCCACATTCGGTGACAAAGCTGAGATTGGCGATGGTGTCAATCCCGAGTTTGTGCGAAACCTGCAGCGCAACGGAAGTTTGTACGGTCTCGATGTCTCTCACGTTGGTAAGGTTATCACTGTCGGCAGCCGCGCGAGCTTGAAGTTCCAAGGGCTTCGCGGTAAGCAAGCAGCCATGCGAGCGCCAGATGACAAAATCTACTTGTACGATGCGATGCTAGTCGCTCAGCTTCTGCGAGCCGCAAAATGAGCTACGAAGTTGCAATCTTCCTGGCAGGTATGGTTGCGGGTTTGTTGCTTGTAATCTTCCTGACTCTTCTTGGTAAGCTTATCGCAAAGCTGACGTCAAAGATGCCAACAAAAATCGACAACTTTGACGACATTGTTGACTGAAGTGTGAAAATCTAGAAATGACATAGCCTAAAAGGAGTGCTATTATGACCAACCCTGTTGAAACGAAGCCAGAATCCACGCAAAAGAAGCGTGTTCCGAATTCAATTTTGGTTATCTATGGTGGCATTCCGTACGGAATTTATTCGTGCTTCAAAAATGATGCGACGCTTAGCGAAGGAATCTTCGTCACCGCGATAGTATTTTTTGTTGGTATTGTGCTCGCAATACATGAAAGTGGTAAACCAATTATTCGTACGATTACTGGCGGTCACGCATCTGGTTTTATCTTGTACTTGATGTTGCCAGCATACGTACTGTACACGATCTACAGTAAGCGATACACTCACCCAGAAACTGGCCTTACGGCCATAGTCGCCACCCTCGCAATACTCTTTGTTGGTGCGGTTACGTGGATGGAAGAAGAACATGCGCGGCTTAAGGGTATGGGGTACGTCATCACTCCAATGCACTTCTTCTACGGTCTCTTCCTCTGGAAAACATGGAAGGCACGCTTCACTATTCTTGCGGTCATCTGCATGTTCATCTTCGAACCTGAACTGACGAAGGGCGCTGCTGGAGTTATTTGGGACTTGCTCTGGGGGCCAATACCCACGACACGATAACCTGATTCTTCTCTCACCATAACCTGGCACTGATCTGATCAGCGCCAGCGGCCGTTTTAGAATGTGATTTTGAATCACTCTTAAACGGTTTGTGAAATGAGCATTAGCACCTTTGTCCAGGCTCTCAAGACATGTGAAAGCGCAAATGGCGCGGGAAAGAAAGCTGTAATTGTTGGAGCGCTTAAGGGCCTCAGCAAAGAGGGCCGTGTGCTCATGTACTACGCGATGAATCCATACTACACGTATGGAGTCAAGAAATTCGATCGGCCAAAGGAGTACTCTCCAGAAGATGGTGAGCTGAGCACGATCACTGACGTGTTGGACCAGCTTCGCAATCGCGAGCTGACTGGCACCGCAGCTCGCGACACCGTAACAATGTTGCTGAGTGCTTTCACACAAGAAACAGCGAACTACCTTGAGCGCGTGATTGAGAAGGACCTGAAGGCCGGTTTTTCGCCAGACACCTACAACAAGGTGTGGACAGACGACAAAGTTCCCGTCTTCAATGTCATGCTTGCAGATAAGTGCGAGGACGCTGATGAGTTCGAAAAGTACGTCACTTTCCCTTGTCAAGCAGACTGGAAGTATGACGGCACCCGCACCATTTCAATGGTAACACGCAAGTTCAAAATCACAAATGAAGATGGAAGTGTGATTTTGTTGGATGGGAAGGACATTGCAGAACTTTCAGACGGGACAAAAATCCAGATTTCAAATTTGAAGGATGGCGCTGACGTAAGTAAATACCATCGTATTTCTAGTGGAGACGACGATGGGGTTGTGGTTGAAGAAGGAACGGGACGCGGCTAAAGATTGGGTTAGAGGACATTCCCAAGAAATTCTAAATTGGTATTCTGAAGGGTATTCGATTTTGGCGATTCAAAGATTCGCTACTGTCAAAGTTGGAAGAGATCTAATCGAGACCCTCCTAAAAGAAAATGGCATTGTTTTGCGAGGGTTCAAAATCACCGACAAAACAAGAGACATCAGGGAGCAGACCAACTTACAGAGATTTGGCACGAAGAATGTGTCATCTAATGCAGACGTTAAAAGAGCGAGAGCCTCAACCTGTATTACCCGTTTTGGTACTGAAAATGCCTTTCAGAATTGTGATGTCAAGGAGAAGATAAAGAAGACCAACCTTGAACGCTACGGACATCAGAACCCAGGGTCTCAGAGCAAAAAGAATGTAAAGATCTCAAATATTCATAAAATTCTGTCTGAAGCCTTAACAATTGCTGGAGTCGAGCATCAAAATGAGGTTTTGGTCCAAAGTGGGTCCGACAAAAGAGCACCAAGAATCGATATTGTGATTGACAAAAACCTTGGTGTTGAGGTTTACGGCGACTACTTTCATGCAAATCCATTAACTTACACTGCTGAACGACAAATAAAGAGATTTGCTGGGTATAAGTCCGCAGAAGAAATTTGGCAAGCTGATTTAGCTAGAGTTAAGACCTTGGAAACACAAGGCTTTACAATTTTAGTGATTTGGGAGCACGACATCAAGCATGATTTGGCTGGTGTCATTCAAAGGATAAAAAATGCGCGTAGCAAAAATTGAAACTATCGACAGTGTGGCAAACATTAGCCGTTCTGGTCTTGAGGCATTTTACCTGAATGGAGTTTTTGACGATGATTTGTCTAAAATCGCGTCTTACGTAAGTGAAAATTTTGGGTGGAAGCGTGGTTTTGTTCTCGACAGCGAAAGCTTCGCTAACGACTGGACAGATACTATGAATGCCAAGAAAGCTGATAATTTTGAGGCAAAGGGTAGATTAACGTTGCGCGCTTTCTTCTTGATGTCAATTGAAGATTGGGAAAACCAAAGCACGCAAATCACGATGGAGCAAAATCGTGAGAACATTCGTCAGATGTTGGAAGACCTTCCACAGCTCAAGCGCATCACTTTGACTGGAGGTCGTGTTGTTCAGAACTATCAGGACATGACGAAGTACTGTGATGAAGTCACCACTCCTGGTTTTGACGGCCAACCAAAGGGGCACGAAGGTCTCATTCTTAAAGAACTCACGGCAACGTACACGTGGGACCGCACCATGGCATGGTGCAAGGTTAAGAAGTTCTACACTGCTGACGGCATCATTATCAGCGTCATGCCTGGACGCCCTAAGTCGAAGTATGAGAAGACGACTGGTCGACTGAACTGTATTGGGTACTTGGAAAAAGGCGAGCGCTTTGAATGCGGGGTAGGTAGTGGTCTGAAAGACTGGGAACGTGATGATGTTCGTGACAACCCAGAGAAGTATCTGAACGGTGCGGTCACTATCGAAATCAAGTACCAAGAAACCTCCAAAGCCAAAGGTAAAGACGTACTGTCGTTGCGATTCCCCACGGTTCACCGCTTCCGTAGCCGTGATGACAAGATTGTCAATATTGAAGACTAAGCAAATCAAGATGCTAAAAGTAAACCACACCACAAAAGTACTGACGTTTCATGGAGTACTGCTGAGCCTTGCTGGGCTAGCATATTTCGGCAAGCATGACTGGGCACACATCATGCTTGCCATTATTGTCGGCGCTGTATTCTTCGTAACAAGCGTAGGAATCACTAATGAAGCGACGCTTCAGCGTCTGGCCACATATCCGGTGAGAAGCCGCATCCTCAGAGCAATTACAAACATCTCCGGCGCCACCCTTGTTGTCCTAATGGTTCTTGATGGAGATTGGCTTCTCGCCCTGGCTCTTGCCCTAACCATAGCGCTCAACTTCCGTATGCACATTGCTGCAGATAAAATCCGCAACAAAATCGACACGTCAACTGATACCGTCTGAAACACCCGGAAATGAATAAGGGCCCTCATTGCTAAACCGATGAGGGCCCTTATTGTTGTTCACTCGATGGGCCCCCGGGGGCACCTATCGTCGCCGATATTTCTTCATCCCGATTAGTTACTCCATAAATAAACAAGCAGTAACCAAGGCATGACGTGAAGCTTTATGACTTTTCAGTTTACGCCGAAAGGCGAGAAGCGCAGCGCGACGCTGAGCGTATCGAGGCGCTCAAGCATAATCTGAACGACCCTGGTGTGATGGATACATTCAAGCAACACGTCAATGATTATCTAGTTTTGCATGCTGACGTTTTGCAACGTGCGTCCTAGTGTTGGGATGCACATTTAGATTGTCCTGATATAATCTAAAAATGAGCACAAAGTACATTCGGGTCTGTAGTGACCTACATCTAGAGCAATTTCGTGGGCGCGATGTTGCGGCCTTAGAGATTGACTGTCTCCCAAAAGATAATCGTGACGCCGAGTCTATTCTGGTGCTGGCCGGAGATATTAGTTCAGACCCTGATCAACTGGTACAGTTCATCAAACAGGTTGAAACACGATTTCGACATGCAATGTATGTGCCCGGAAACCATGAATTTTACCGGCATGACATAACGACTTGGGTTGACCGTACCAATAAACTGTTTGAAAAATACACTGAACGTACG